GAAGCATCATGAATAAAGCTCCTTACGTGCGGCCTCGTTTGCTTAGGAGTAGTGGTTTAAAGGTCTATGATATTAGACCTACCACCACCCTTTCACAGGCCTTCCCGCATATCAAATTTCCTGAAACCTACAACAGTTTAGCAGATGCCAATCAACGTGGCTTCGAGCTTAAACGTAAGTTGGACGCTTACAAATCAGGTGATCGCAATGATATAGTAGTCGATGCACGATCAGTAGAGACACTGGTTAACCATTACAAATCTTCAATGGCATTTATGAACCTACCTAATAAAGTAAATAGTCGTGGGGAGATAGTTGATGGAGCTACTAAGCGTTCTTATCGTGGACATCTAAATCATGTACTACCTATGTGCGTGACTAATACACCATTTAGTTCGATGCTTGTATCCAATATTGACTATGACTACTGCGAATTACTGTGGCAATACATAGCTGATGATGTATCGATACACAAAGCTAACCATACTTTTAAGGTATTAAAGAGAGTATGGAAGGTTGGCTTCAAGTCAGGCAAAGTAAAAGGTAATCCATTTATGATGGTTGAATTGCCTAGCTTACCAGATCGTGAAGTCATGTGGACTGATGATCAATTGCAAGGAATGATCAAACATTGCGATGATCAGGGTTATCATTCGATGGGTACAATGCTTACGATGTGCTACGAGTTCTGCCAACGTCCTGTCGATGTTCGCAAAATGAAATGGGCTAACATTGATAACAAAACTGGTGTGTCTAACTTCATTCAGAAGAAAACAGGCAAGCAGATGGCTATTAAAGTAACTAACGCGGTTCAGAACCGATTGCATTTACATACTAGACGCAACTCTGATGATTACATCTTCGCCTATGAGAATACGAATAGACCGTTCACTGGTGACAGATGCAATAAGTTGTTCCGCGAGTTAGCTGATAGTTATGGACTGCCTGAAGTCGCCTTACGCAACCAGTTTAACAAAGATGGCAGTCAAAAGTACTCGTCTATCTGGATGGCTGATCTGCGGCGTACTGGAGCTACTCACGCAAGTAGATCAGGATGTACCGACAGAGAGTTGATGGCTCTAACAGGCCACAAGAACCCTTCGATGCTAGTTGTTTACGCAAAAGAAGGCGAGATCGAAAGTACCAATGCAAATACCAAACGAGGATTATTATAAATGGGTATTGAACAATTAACTGTAGACTATGTTAGACACTCTGGAGATGATTTATCAGTTGTTAACGCAGCTAGGGTCAGTTTTGAGAGTGAAAGTGAAGCATTAGGCTACACTGGCATTGATGATAAGCCAATGGTTCCTGTCATTCACGACAGGGATCGTAAACTAATAAAGTACTTAGCTAATCATGAACACTTTTCGCCTTTCAATCATGCGTTTGTAACTTTTAGATGTACTGCTCCCCTGTTCGTGATGGGTCAGCTAAAAAAACATGAGTACATGCCTTGGAATGAAATCAGCCGACGATACGTGGACACTGATCCTGAGTTTTACACCCCAGATGAATGGAGAGGAAGCCCAACTAATTCTAAGCAGGGTTCTAGTGATGAAATTATTACTGAATTAGAGGATAACTATTTTGGTGAATATAGTAGTTTTAATCAAGATACATATTGCCCGCATAAAAGTCTTGAAGGACATCATGATGAGTCCCTAGCGTATTATAATTTACTAATTCGTAACGAGGTAGCTCCAGAGATGGCTCGCATGGTATTGCCACAGTCGATGTTAAGTTCATGGATATGGAGCGGTAGTATCAAAGCAGTCAGTAAGATGTGTAAGCTCAGGTGTGCCTCTGACACGCAATACGAGAGCCGTGTAGTAGCAAACAAGATCAGTGATATCATGAAAGAACTGTACCCTTTTTCGTGGAACGCACTGATGGATCAAGACAGTGGGACTGTAGGGAAGTAATCATATCGTGACAAATGTCGTGACAAGTATGATGACAATAGTCATGTTATTATGGGTTTATGTTTAAATAAATGGTTTTTATGGTGGCTGATAGGAGTTTGTGTCTCTTATCAGCCATTTTATTAAATGGCGTAGTTATTCCTGAAAATGATTCTGGTTTCGTTAAATTTTAGTTAAAAAAAATCGCACAAATCGCACTGTGCGACTATCAAAAGTGCGGTGCGATTTTAGCAAAAATTTACGATAAAATGTAATTAAATCAAGTACATGGCTCCGACGGTAGGGGTCGAACCTACGACCAATTGATTAACAGGACTTGTTTGTTTTCAATGACTTAGCGGACTTTTGTATAAATACCTGTTAACACTAAGTGGCGTAAAGAAACATTTAGTTAAGTGTTGACAATAAAAAATATGGCGATAAGCTGACGCTGTCCCTATGAAGGGGCAGAACCAACTAACTACTAGGAAGAGACCAATGAAAACATACAAATTTAATATATCAATCGACATAGAAGATGATGCCAATACATCTGCTCATGAAATTAAAGAACTAATGAATAATCTACTATCATGGAAACATCCCCACGATGATAGAAAGTTTTTTAATGACTTAAAGATTGTAGCTAAACGCAATAATGCTAATGATAAGCCAATGTCATTAACAGATGAAGAGCTTACTATGCTTTCTCAAGCAGTTGGATCAATAGTACATAAAGATATAAAAAGTGGTCAAACTCAAATACGCCTAGAACGTAAACTAAGGGCTTGGCAAGAGCATCCTGATTTAGAATTTGTCTAATGACCTATCAAGAACAGTTATACATAATTAAAGGTATTCCAATAAGAGAGGGTGATACTAAAGTTATTACATGCCCTTTCTGTTACCAACCAAAGAAGTTAGCTTTATCCAAACTTGATGGTAAACTGATGTGGAATTGTTACAGAGCCAGTTGTAATGCTAAAGGTATCTATACAGATAGAAGAAACCTACAGGCAGTTAAAAACTACTTAGATAATAAAGTGCAGAAGAAATCAGTAATTCGCAAACCTGTACCATCTATGACTACTTCAGTGAATAACCATCAACCTGCATTAGATTACTTAGAACAGGTCAATAGTTTAGAAGCATTCCAAAAAGGTTATATAGACGTTAGATACGCCCCTGCCGAAGACAGAGTATTGTTCTTAAGTGGTGAAGGTGCTGTTGGTCGATCTTTAAAAGCATACGGAGCAAAGTGGCTTAGTTATGGGGCTTTAAGTGAAGGCATATCAGTCGGTGAAGGTTCGACTGTAGTTTTAGTAGAAGATGTTCCTTCCGCGTGTTCAGTCAGTCGAATAGATGGCTTAGTTGGTCTCGCATTGTTAGGAACAAATATAACTGTGCCAATTAAGAGTGCCATTAAGTTATATAATAAAAAGTATTTAGTTCTTGACAAAGACGCCTCTTCTAAGGCTATATCTATAGTCATGAAGATAGACCGAAGCATAAGAGTAAGATTAACAAGTAGTGATTTAAAATCCCTATCAACTAATCAGATACTTAGTGTGCTAAATAAAGGATAGTTAAGCTGTAAAAACCAAGTCCAGTATAATTACTTGGTACATAGAAAGCCACCGACTATAGGAGTGGTAGGAAGGGATTATATAAAACAATGCAAACCACAAAGAAGATGTTATTACAATTACCAAAAGAACAGATGCCAAAGCATCCTATTTGGAAGAAAATAGAGAGCCTTGGTTTTGCACCTCACGGCTCGCACGGAAAAACGCCCACGAATTTTTGTAATCCTTTCACTGGCCCGCCAAAATTCTTATTGAAGTAATTTTTAATTAGCAGTAATAGCTGCACAAAACCAATAATTATATTATTTTAATAAGGAAAAGACCAATGAAAGCTCGTGGTATAGCAATAATAGACCTAGAAATAGAGGGTGGTTTCAGAGAAGCCGCTAAAGAAGAAGAAGCAATTCACCAACTTATAAAAGAATACGTTAAAACAAATAAACGTGTGGTACATTATCAAGTAGAATTGCGTGAAAGAAGGGGAGAACCCGGAGCGGTTGACCTCGCAAAGATGAAATTTAGGGCGAATTAACCTTAACAAATCAACTACTTATAAAGTTTATTAGCCCTGTCGCAAGATGGGGCTTTTTTTTGCACTAATCCTACTATAAGATGCTCTAATACAGCAACTAATAGAGCGGGTAAGTAAATGAACCAATCACTACTAAAAAGCTTGCTGAGTACAGAATTTTATAATGAAAATAAAGCAAAACTCAGATCAAGCATATTCGACGAGGCAGTCAAAGACGTATACGAAACAATAATTTCAATGCATGAAAAATTTAGTAAGGACATTAGTGCCTTAGAATTATTTGCATTCTGGAAAGCCAAGAACCCCACATCAACAGACTCATGGTCAGTCGAGATAGAAGACCAAATAAATACAATTGCTAATGCAGATAGTATAAGTCCTGAAATTGCAACTGATGTTATAGAGAATTTGTGGCGACAACATATTGGCTTAGATGTATCCCACTTAGGTATAGCAATGTCCGAAGGTGACATATCTGCAATGGATAAGTTAACCACGTTAATAAATCGTGTATCTGATGGCTATCTACCTGATGACTTTGATGTCGATGTCACTGACGATATCTTAGAAATTTTGAAGGTTGTTAGTAACGACAATAGATTTCAATTCAATATCCCTACTCTATCAAGAAAAGTTTATGGCATTGGTCGAGGTGAGTTTGGTGTCATAGCTGCGTATAGTAACGTAGGTAAGACAGCGTTGGCTGTTAGTTTGTGTGCGGCTCCCGCAGGTTTCTGTCAGCAAGGTGCTAGGGTTGCTTACATAGCTAACGAGGAAGTTGCTAAACGTACAAAGCTGAGAGCCATACAAGCTTACACAGGCCTATCTAAGGAAGAGATCGAGTTTGATCCTCACGCGGCTATTGCAAGATACTCAGGCATCAAAGACAGGCTGATCTTTGCAGATGCACAAGGTTGGGATATCCAGATGCTTGATGCCTACTTAGGCAAGAAGAATGTCGATGTTTGTATCGTCGATATGGCAGACAAAATTGCTCTCGCGCAACAGTTTAACAGCGGTCATGAGAGACTTAGAGAATTATACTACAGGTTACGTGAATTAGCTAAAACTCATAATTGCGCTCTTATTGGTGTATCTCAGTTATCTGCCGAAGCTGAAGGTAAAACAAGACTAACACCATCAATGCTTGAAGGCTCCCGTGTTGGTAAAGTTAGTGAGACTGATGTCTTGCTAGGCATAGGTAAAGCAATTGATCCTGATGATCCCGACAATCCAGAACGTTACATTAATATTATGAAGAACAAGATCAGTGGAAACCATGATCGTGTACTTTGTCAGTTGGATACAAAAACCTCACGCTACGAGGTGTAACATGAAAATAATTATATTAGATTTAGAGACAACCGTTGAGCGTATCGAAGGTCGGATAGACAACAGCCCAAAGAACCCTCGCAATAAGTGTGTAGGTGCATATTGGGGATGGCTAGGTTTTGAAACTGTTGATGAAGTTAAGAAAGCTATCTTTTATCATAATGACTATGATGGGTGTGATCCAACAACAGAACTAGAGAACGATCTCGCAGACGCTGATATGATGATCTGTCATAATGCCAAGTTTGATGCTGAGTGGTTACTTGAGATGGGGTTCACATTACCACCTCTTATATTCGATACAATGATAGTCGAGTACTTGCTCGCTAAAGGTCAGCGTAGATCGTTGTCCCTTAAAGAAAGTGCAATCAGACGCAAAGTTACTAGCTTAAAGAAGTCTGACCTAATCGACGACATGTTTAAAGGCGGCATGGATTTCTCTGAGATACCTCTAGAGACTGTCAATGAATATGCAGAAGCTGATGTGAAAGCTTGCGGTGAATTGTACATTGC